AGTTCCTTTACTTGGCTTATCTCTTACATCAACAGCTTTAAAGTTTGGACCACGTAGCTCCATGTACTCACTAGTTAAGCTACTTTCAAGATCAACAAGAACAGGTACCACATACGGTGATACAACATCTCTAGTAACTTGTAATTTATTACCTACCTTAATACTACGCGGCAATGGCTCTGTCAATCTAAATACTATATGATCTAATCCTGCTTCATCATCAAATTCAACATTTTGCCAATTAGTTGATAGTACTGCTATATTACGTTTGGGATCTCTTAATATTGCTGGCCAGACTACTTCATAATCAAACTCTGTTGCCATTCGTTTATGGCCATCAATAGGTTTGTTAATCCAATTGTCAACAGATATATTATATGCCGGTAGAGTTGCTTTTACTCTAATCTCATTACGCGTAGGCGATATTTCTTCTATTTGAACTGTACCGGGCTTACCAGGATTATTATCTTCTGTGTCTGCGTTTTCAATACTGTATATATAATTTCGGTATACACTTACATGTATATCATACTGACCGTTTCCTAACCCCATCTTATCTCGAACTATGGATAATAAATCTAAATCTATAGTTGCATGTATAATATGTATACATGGATCATTAATACTGAGTGTTGTCGATGCAACCTTTGTATTACCATTATATGCTTCTAATAATACATAATCTACGGTATTATTACCTATTGTACGGTGCAATGGTGCATATTGCATATCAGTATGTATATCATTACCTAGGTATACAATACTATTATCATCTACATATGCTGTTGGATCGAGATCAGTAGTATCCGGCTCGATGATTGGTGGTACAGCGCTATAAGGGGGTTTCTTATGAACCGTAGGTGGAGTAATATTTGTTTTCTTAGCCATTATCGCTTCCCATCCGATTTACCTACAGTTATTGTTCCGAGATCTATTACTTCATTAAGAGGGGAATCTAAATCTATAGTACCTTCAAAGTTTTTATAGAATGTACGTCTCCTTCTTTTCCATCCTTTTGAAAAATTAAACTTCGTTCCAATTTCAATTGAATATGGTCCAGGTGGTTTATCCATGTAGAATACATTACCATATTTATCTTTCTCTACTGTATTTCCATTATGTATTGTTATTAGTTCCCCAGCTTCATTTGTTAACTTATCATTCATTTGAATACCATCTACCTTTATAGATGGCTTTGCTTTCTTGAACTTTCGTTTTACATTCTTACCATTACCATAATCGTTCCAATGTATTTGAAACTTAACACGTCTAGGTTGATATCTAGGATCTTCTTGCCACCTTGCTTTTCCTCTATTATTATGAGCAGTTGGATCATAAGCAAAGAATCCTTGATATTCAGCTGAGAAGCTTTCTGCATGATCATCTTCATCTGAATCTTTTAGTCGAAATGATACAGTTTGTGATAATGTGCCAGCAGCGTTATTAATATCAACAGTCAATATTTTTTCTGCATCGCTGCGTTTAACATTAAACATCTGTAAATAGATACCTCTATGGACTTCTTGTCCATCTATTTTCCATACAATTGAATCAGGTAATACTCTCTGTCTAAGTGAGTAATCTCCAGATAAATCATCCTTAGATAACTCTGGATCAAAATGGCTTGTTGGGTTATATATATAGAATAATGGATTATCACCTGTATAGAATGTGTATTTAGGATTTACACCGTATATAGCAGGTATTTCGTGACCATTATCTCTCCATCCTGCATCATTTATATTTATATCAGGATGTGTCCCACCACTGTTGTCATAAAGCTGATACCAATTAGCTACGAATAAATAATTTACTAGCTCACCTTGGCCATCAGGCTCTTCCCCTTTGAAAGGTGGTTTATTAGGTAGTGGTGGTGGTGTTGGTATTAACTCGTATATAGTATCATCGATATGTTCTTGTAAAATATCATAATCTATTCCACGAGCCTCATTTACTCTACGAGCAGTATTTACATGTGCTATTAAATCATTTATAATAACTCTACCATTGGTAGTTTGTATATCAGATCCCCAATTACCGTTACTTGGTACAAATCCCTCTTCACTATTCTTACTTGTATGTGATGTGGCAGATACTTGATTGACCATCTCTACATGTTGTTTATGTATTTTCTTATTCAGTTGCTTTGATATTTGCTTTGCCATTATCTAACCACCTTAAATAATGTATCACAAGTAAAGTATTCTTGTTGATTCGTGTATTGTCTATGATCTACTCTAACACCAATTTTATAAAATCTTTCAGGTAGTAAGCTATCCATCCATAGGTTGAAATAGTTTCCAGAATTATCTAAGCTGATCTTAGTATAAGATGTATCAAATGGTATTATAGTTTCATTTGTAGATGCATCTACAATTGAGTAATATGATGATGATGGTATGAAATTTGGTGATGCTGTTTCACTGCTAGTAGTATATGTTTTAATAGGATATAACTCTCTAGCTAATAATCGTATTCTAGTTCTTGCCTGCTCCTTATATTCACTCTGCAGATTTGAAGTACCTACAGTTATATTATCACCTGTTAATGCAGTTAAAGATCCAGAAACGAATTGACTATCATCCCACTTAACCTCTAACCTCGGTGAATATATTGTATGCGTTTCTTTTGAAAAATACTTTAATGATCCGTATCGTACACCATCTATTTCTTGAGATCCTGATAGCTGTATTAGTACCCCATTATTTTGATATGCTAATGGTTTACCAGGAAATGAACTTGTTATAATACCTGTTATATCTACATCAATATCAGATGATGAGCCATCAAATGTTTGTGTTACAGTATATCCTGACTCTGTTACTACTGTACCACCTGATTCACTCCATTGTGTACTAGGTGTATATCCATCTCTATATTTCCAACTTACACCTTCGTTAGTTAACGGAGTGTATGTTGATTTACCTAACCCCGCAATCCATGATTCTGATACAGGTGCTATAGCTAATATATAATTATTTGCTATTTGATTTTCAGATATATTATATACCTTAAGGAAGTATTTCGGATCTTGACCATCTGATCCGCTTATCTCGTTTACTGACCATGATTGTGATATAGCTGTTGTATTAAAATCCATTAATATACGCGTGCTCGATACACCAGATTGGCCAGATGATGAAACAGTTTTTGTTATCTCTAATATCTCATCAATACCAGTATTTACACTCTCTGAGTTTTGGTATAATGTTGCATCTCTTGATGGAAATATTGAATATATCATATCTTTCTACCTTAATATGTTACTACACGACCACGTATATCTGTATCTGGATATTTTATTTCAAATACAGACGGATCAAGTGATGGGTATATTACCCCTTTATGTGTTGCTGATTTAAATGAATAACTATTACCAGAGTACCCAGCATCTACATCATAATAGTTAATAAGTTTTACATCTACTACAGATTGTACACCAGTAACATTAGCTATCTCCAGATATATATCCTTTATTATAATTGGTGTGCTAAATGATATCTTATCTATATTAAATTTATTTTTAAGTGCATTTACGCACTTTAATAATACAGATGTTGAGTTTTGATTTGCTAAACAAGTTATTTCAAAATCAATACCGAAATTAATAACAAATCCATTCTTTATATTAATAGCGTCTGTTAGTAATCTGTATTGTGAAATATATTTTTTTAAATTTTGTTTCGTTGTATTATTAACAGTTGTTAGATTTTTATTTTTATCATATCCAAGAACATACATGTTAACTGCTAAAGGATTATTAACAGGTATATTATCACTAGATAATTGTTCATCAGATGCAATATATGCTTTTGTAACATTACCGAATTTACCAGGTAATGAAAGTGCTCGTACTATATAATCTTCTTTAGTAACCATTCTATTTTGTGTACTAAAGTGAGCTAATGCATTATTCTTAATCTCATCTAATGATTCAACACTAGTCCCCCCTGTTGCAGGTTTTGGATTTGTTCCTTCAAGTGAAGCTTCTGCTGTTATCTTCGCTGCATGAACGAGATCTAGTGAGCTATCAAATGTTACTGTTTTAGATGTTACTGATGTTACTGTTTTACTTGGTACATTCGCATTTAGTCCATAACCAATAATATATGTAATAGTCAATGTAGTATTAGATGGTGATTGTCCATATGTATTAGTGTATAGAAAGTTAGCTGGATCGAATGATGTATCTAATTGATTAATATTACCAGGTTGAGGAGCTCCAACATTTTCAGGATTAGGTATTATTTCTTCATCAGGGTTATCTGATATTCCAGATCCAAATTGCAACTCTATTTTTTCATCTTCTGTCACACGTGTTATAAATCGACGTGATGTCTTTTTTAATTTGAGAATATATGGTGCCTCTACACTATCTACTACTAATGAAGGATCTTGTGCTTCTGAATTAACTGATTCATCAAATATAGTATCTTGTGCTAAGTATGGTACTTCATACCATGGCATACCATCACTATCTACTACAGACTCAATTCCTAATATATTTTTATCATCAACTAATACTTTTAAGTATGGGTCTGAAGATCCTATAGTTACAGTTTTTGTTCGCGTCTCTCCACTAATTGCTGGTACTTGTTTTTTTAATAAGTACTTTTCCGGTTGACCCGTTGAACTATTAATTTGATAAACTGATATCTCTGTAGGTGATGCAGAGCTTGAATGTGCAAAATTAACTGGTGTTGTTGTTGAGAAGATTATATTATCTGATGTATTAAATTTCGCGCCTTTTTCTAAAATAAACGCATAATCGTAATCAGGTCTAGCAGAAGCTCCTGTACCTGTGTTAGGTATTAATTGAAATACATCTAACATGACATTAGCTGACGATGCTAACTTTGGCTTATATCCAAATGTTTGCGCGATATTATATATATTCTTTTTCTCTTGCGCATGGGTTAACATAGTTTCTTTCATCGCATAATCTGTGTAATACGATAATACATCTCCAACATAAGATGCTAATTCAATGAACATCATACCTGGTGATGATTCATTAAAATCATTATATGTTTTCGGAAAATAATTTTTAGTAAATTCAACGAGATTTGATCTGAATTCAGAAAAATCTTTATTGATATACTTCACATCTTTTGATACTTTAGTCATTATTATACCTTAACATTCATACTTAAAATCTTATTAATATCTAACTCTTTAACTTCATAACTAATTAATATATTTGCTGTATTATTATCAAATGTGATATTTACGTTCTTTATAGTTACGTACGGCATCCACTCATCAACAGCCTCTCTCACTGCATCCATACCAACAGTTGATAGATTTCCTTCAATGGCAGGTTCAAATAATAATTGATATAATCCACATCCAAATGTAGGGTGCATTAATCGTTCCCCTCTCATTGTTAAGACCAAATTCTTTAGATTAGTATGTATTTGATCTTCTGTAATATAGTTCTGTTTAAAACCTCCTACACCAGAATTCATCGGCAATCCTAACCCGATTGCTACATCATCTTTAAAATCTAAAGGATTTATCTTCTTATTTGGCATATCTTACTTATCAAATCTCTTTACTAGTTCTCTATAATCACGTGTTAATGCTTTCATTACATCTGGTGTTACTTTATTTGGATTCATCGGTGCACCGCTAATATCTTTATCAGGTATAGGATTAGATCCTATAGGATTTTGCATTGAAGCAAACCCTGCTTTTGCATCCGATGCATTAAATGTTTTTAATGTATCATATCCTGTAGATTGCACTGTTTCATTAAGTATATCGTTTAATGCAGAATTGCTTGTATACTTTTTAGATTCAGGTTGCAATTGCGGTTGAGGTGTATTATTAGTTTCTGTTAATAGATTACGTACCTCTCTCCGAACTTCTTCTTTTACTAATTTACGGATTACTTGTGCTAATTTTTTACTGTTCATATATTCTCCTGTGCTATCATATAATAAATATACACAACTTGTATTTACTGTTTCATATTATCTAACTTATTTTTAACTTGCTGCACTTGACTTTTAATTGTACTCGCTTGCGTAGATATCTGTGAAAATTTTGGTGCATTTGATGATGGAGATGTTGGTGCACCCAGGTTACCAATGTGTGTTGAAGTAGCAGAATTTAGCCCCTGCTGATACACTTGGTCTGATAGCTGAATTACAAGATTAGATAATTCTGTTAGCTGATCTACTAAGGTAGTTACATCTATTGCCCATTTATCAGTTGATATACCAACATCTTTAGCACTTGATAGTATGATACTGTCTTCTTGACTATATAGCATCAATCTATCACTAGTTATAACAATCTGATTTTCACTATATAAATCTGGTTTCGTATATGATGATGGTATTTTGTACTTAGGTATTATAGGTAAACTTTGACCTGATGTTAAGTATATTGATGAAAAATCAGTAGCTAGATTCTCTATCTGAGATACACCTGATCGAATTGTTATTACTGGCAATCCTTCATCACTATCTGAGTTCCATGGTGTTCGACTTACTTCACGTTTACTTCCAAATCGTATACTTTGACCACTCCTTCCTTGAAAGATAGTATCACCTTCATATATATTTAGAGAGCGTAGTCCATTTGATGGTGTAAATGTTTTACCTAAATATAATTCATTTGTATCTTGCTTGAATACTCTCTTAATACCATTACCCATATGATTAACAAATCCACTTCTACCTATAGGTGATAAATAATACCACTTACTAGATGTACCATCTTTGATTAATGATACTCGTTCATTAGGTAACGGAAGTGATATAAAGTGAGGTGATATAGGAGATGCTGTTTTATTACTAAATGTACCATCTGAGTTTTTTACCGCTACTATGATATCACCAACACTTCTATCATTTGCAGAAATAACATCAATAACAGATCCTACACTCATAGGAGTATGTACAGGTGTATCAATTAAAGTAGATTGATCTCTACTTGCTCTAGATTTAGCTTTATACTTTGCCACTTACTACTACCTTCTCAACTTCTTCCATTAATTGTCGCTTCTCTTGCTCTGTTAGCATTAATCCATCATCTCCACCTATAGATCTATTTTGAGCTTTCTGAACAATCGCTGCCATTTTGATTAAAGCTTCATCATTCTTTACAGCAATCTCCATATAATCTTTAATTAAAGGGACAATGATTATCGCATCTCCAATATTCTTAATCATCGGTTTTAACTCAGTAATTAAGATTTGAATCTGTGCTTCCTTCTTCTTCGAATTGTTATATATATCCTCTAATAAGTTTTCAAACGTTTTACCATTGAATATTTCTTCTTGTTGATCACTCATATCTACTCCTTATATATAAATATACAAATAAAAAAAAGCGCTATAAATAGCGCTTTCCCTTTATTACTTA